CCCATACGTAATTGCCACGAAGATCCTTCTTTGTGCTGCGGACAATCGATAGATCAAAGAGTATACCCTTGCCCTGAAAGGTCCATCGACGAATCAGACGGAATGCTTTCTTTTGCTGTCCCCATGTTGATAAGATGTCCTTGACACGTGCATCGTCGGCAGAGAGAGGCACTTCACGACGGACCTTAATACGTGTTTCATAGTCATCAAGATCTAAATTACTTTCAAGGCCAGCACGGTCTTTGATCATTGCAATGAATGGCTTACCTGCAAGACGATTGTCACGACAATACTGTTGTATTAAACCCATGCCGACGAGAGTAAATCGTGTATTGTCGAGTGTTGTAATTGTTAGACGGTCCTCCTGGGGTAGAGCCGTAAACCCCTTTGCCTTCAGCCGTTGAGCCACCGTCAAGAAGCGTGTTGCATCGACCTGGCCTCTCGGTCCAAAACATGATTCTAGCTCTCTCTCGGGATGCTCCGTCCATTCTCCAACGATTTTCCGCAGAGTTTCTGCTTCAGCGGAAAATAGTTCCATATTCTCCAAGTCCTATTGTTAACCGCTACTTCTCCTTTATTCCCTTTCAAACTTACTGTGCCACCTTAATTCCCAAATTAGCCCAACATTCAATAGCCTCTGCACGTCCCAAGACACGAGCCCAGTCATCTTTCTTGATTCGTGTCCCCAAAGGCGATCCGGGTAGTGGGTGGACATCGAGTTGCCTCTTTGAAACTTCGGCCTTCAGATCCTCAAACTTGCCCTCTGCCGTAGGCCATGCGATCGACCAACCTTCATCCTCCTTTCCTGTGACCCAGGACAGCAACGAGACATCAGTATCATTGGGTGTCGTAACCCACCGATTGTCTTCATCAGCGAAGATCACAAGACGATCACTCTTCCAGACACGCATATCAGTAGGATAAAATCCAACAGTCTTCTTTTCCTTGTTGATAACAACCTTCTGGACATGAAATAGCTCACAAAGGATTTCTTCAAGCATTTTTTCAGAAGGTGCTCCCTCGAGTTGCCTGGCGAGGATGTCCTGGACCTTCTTCTTGGACCAACGACGACCTAGTCCCTCAGCCTGTTCCTGCAGTTCAAGAATCTTCTCACGAAGGATAGACTTCTGTAGACTAGGGAGACCATATGAATACATGGTGTCCGTGTGCCATAGAAGAAGGCTAATAGGGCCGGGAATAGGAAGGGGCTTTGTCATAAAGATATCCCATGGTGTCCCATCGGCCTTTTTTGTAACTTCAGCTTCAAATACAAGTCCTTTCATTCGACTGGGATTTGAATCAATATGATCATAAATTTTTGGAAAAAGGGCCGCCATTACTCTAATGAATTAGTTTCACCAAGGTTTAGACGGGAGCTTTCGAGGGCCTTGTCTCTTAGTTCAAATTCATTACGATTTGCCTGGCAGAAACTGATAAAGTTTTTCATATCACTAAAGGCATCATTGCTTACACGACTCATATCAAAAAAAACTCCATTTGTATTCTCACTATACTCAATCTTGTGCTTCTTGAGTATAGAAAAAATCTGCTCTTGTTCTGATTTGACAAGCTTCTTGAACTCTTCTAGCATCCGTTTCCGTTCCTCATATTCTTCATTTGTTAGGCTTGCTGCTGTAGCACTCATTGCTTCTTCTTTCTGTTTTTAGACTGTTGACGTGGGTTTTCCCGCACGCAACTCATCACGTAGTTGTTGTAGAAGAATACCCAGGCGATTCTTACCCTTCTTTGTGCGACCATAACCCCAATAGGCGTCCGTAGGATTTGCTTCTACAAGTGCCCTATTGCCTGTTCCAATAAGTTTTGCCTTCAGATCAGGATTCTGTGTGAATTTTGCCTGAAGTGCCTTCTTCATGATATCTTCACGAACAGTGTCCCAGTCGGCACGAATGGCCTTCTCTCGTGTAGCACCGAGCGTCTTGGCCTTTTCAGGTGTCTTTGCAATACGAATCTCCTCCTGGTATTCAGGGTTTGCAGTGAACTTCTGGGCTTGGAAATAGTGCTCAACCGTAGGCCAACGCTTGCCGTCAAGATCAAAAGCGGAGGGAAAGAAGTTACTGAATTCACGATAGGCAGGGAGCTTACTATAGAACTCGATCGGTGTCGTGTTCTCTTGTGGCTGTTCTTCCTCGGCCTCTTCCTCAGCTTCAGGTGCCTCTTCCTCGACTTCAGCTTCAGCTTCCTCGACATCTTCTTCAGGAGCTTCAGCCTCAGGGACCTTTGCCTCAGGTTCCACTTGAACCTCAGGCTCTTGGGTTAAAGCCGTAGTAAAGCCTGAGCCACTCTTGCTTTCAAAGATTCCCACGCTGAGGATATACTCATCATTCACCTGAAATCGAGACTTCTTGATCATTACTGTCACCTTTTCACCCACATTTACTGAATCATACTCCTCATTGCCGATATGGGCAGGGTGGTCACGTGGCAGAATAATGCGAATTGCATCAACAACATTTACATAGACACCCATCTTGTTCTTACGAATGACTTCACCTTCAACAAGTGTGTCAGCCGAAGGGTTAATTACTCTTCCTTCACACTTTGTATGATAAACGATATCACCCGTAAAACGTCCTGACTCTACATAACCCATTGAATGAGACAGAATAGTTAGAGTCCCAGGCTTGACCCATCCATCACGAGAGCATCGTCCCTCCAACTTTGATCGTAACTTTCTCTGAAGAACATCACGCACCTTAATGGCTTCGCGTGAAAGATCCTTTGGTGTCAAAGGAACATTTTCATCGAAAAGGGCAATCGTTTCCATTTTGCCACCACACTCTGATTGAATCCCCTCAATTTTGCTTAGGCACTTTTTTCACCTTTATGTCCTGACTTAAAGGCCGCGATAGGCCTATAAAACCATCGCTTCGTATCATCCAACTCATTAATTATGCGTAAAGCAAGATCTGTTAGTGCACAGAATCGTGCAGAGTTCTTAAAGGGTCTTCTATTTTCTAGAGTTTCTATGTTCAAATCAAGATCTGTTCCTATAGCGGCCCTCGCCATTTCGCCAATTTCAGCCAATGTCTTTCTATGAGCGGCAACTGTGCTCACAATTGCACATTCGGAACCCTTATCGGGATGTTTCTTTTCTTTGCCAACAGGCTTATTCGTTTTGAAAACAAAGGAACCACGCTTATACGTCACAGAACCATATAAATAGGCAGATACCTCGTTATTTGCCTTTATTCCTTTTAATAGATCTGAATCGTCATCTTCAAAGACTTTGACAAGTGCAGGTGAACAAGGAGCTCCTTCGCAGATATATTCAAGAATACCTGTTTTCGGATTAATTGAGCGATAACCGTATTGGCTACCACTACGCACTTGGTGTTCTCCTGACACTTCGAGTGTTGGAAGATTGTCATTATCAATGGCCAATTTATACAAGGTGTATTGTTCCTTTTGTTTCAAATATTCATCCCATATCATCTCACACATCGCAGATGCAAGGACACCACGAATCTCCTCGTTCTCTCGAACGACTGTGTAAAGCCAGGGAATCATTTCAAAGGAATTCAGGACTCTCTCGACCTCCTTTTTGTTAGATCCATAGCGTCTCTTGACTTCATTCTTGACTGTATTCGGAAGAGTCAAATCAGCCGATCCATCTCGTATAGACTCAGACCAACCCTCAAAGACTTGCCAGAAGGTTTCAAATCCTAGAATCTTTCCACTATTGTTCTCTTCTTCAGGGGCTGCAGCTGCGAGTGCTGTCGCTGCAGCAACCGCCGTCACAGCAGCAACAGGAGGCTTCTCCTTCACAATCGGAATTGGATAATAGGAGTCTCTCTTCACAGGAAAGGAAGCTACACGTAATGAAATTGGCAACAGAATATCTTGTAAGGCTTCAGGCTGAAAGAGATAAAACCCATTCTTATAAATAATATATCCATCCTGTGTGCCTGATTTGACTCGAAAGGACCGATTACCCACAACTTCTGCTAGAATGGAGGCGAGGGCTGACCGAGGCACATCAGACATCAGATTCTGGAGGTTCTCAAAGGATAGAAAAGGTTGATCTTCAAATCGCCGTCTCAACCTCTCTTTTAGTTGCGACTGTCTCCACCGAGCCGAATATGCATCATATGTGCTATCATCAGTCTCCTCAATAATAATATCTACAGGCTTAGCACATGTATAATCACAGGTCTCGATCCAATCACAAATGCTTGTAAAGGGCATATCATTGATGTTGACCGCTTCTCTGACTTGTCCCTGTCCATCCAATTGTCTTCGAGGATCAAGGCCCTGTATGAGAATCGCCTGACGATTCAAATTACAATCAAGGGCATACCGCTTTAGAACACGTGTAACACGTCCAACCTGTAATGCTTTACGAACCCCTTGTCTATACTGATACATATCGAGTGTTTCTTGATTTTGCTCGTCAGGCAACGTCGTCACGAGTAAATTGATCGTGGAATTCCGTTCCTCTACAGGAAGCATCACGTGACTGCACATACGAATCGCACGACCAATGACCTGCTCTAGTTTGTTCATATGATACCAGCTGTCAAAGACAAAGACCTCGCGAATAAAACGTAAGTCAATACCTTCTGAGGCGACCTGTGATCCAAGAATTACTTTGACCTGTTTTCCTGTTACATTTGCATCACCACGAGCAGTCTCCACAGATAACTTGTTATTTGGCGAATACTCATCGCGACCTGTGAGAAGAACATAGAACGCGGGCGAAAAGGCGTGGTCTGAACCCGAATGAAGACGCTCCCTCAGAGCACATTGTGAGCATTGACGTCCTTCTGATTGTTGATTTCCGTTCGTCAAAAAGGGTATCTCTCTTCCGAAAAGGGTATATCCATTCGCCTCAAGAGCCAAAGCAATCGATAGAGCTCCAGACTTGACAAAACGACTATAGACAAAAGAAACACCACGTGTTGTCTTGAGTTTCGCCAGAAGCATAGACGCCTTTGGAGAATGTGTCGCAATGACGTCCTCTTTTAACCATGAAGGGTCTCTTGCTGTATAGGCTTTTACAGATCCACGTGTTTCTTCAGCAAACGCGGAAGGAAATCCTGCCTCACCTCCAGCTTCGGGAAACATCCAGTTTCCTGCCTGAATGAGCGTATCCACTGTGGCTAAACCAAGACCTCCAGCTTCAATTGTTTGTCTAGCAAGTTCCTGATACCGAACCAAGGCCTCGCCTTCAAAAGGACATGCAACGAACGGAAGATTGAGCATTCTCTCCTTGTCTTCATCGGCCACAGGGACTCCATTCGGAGCAAGCGACGGCCATTCATTAATGGAGGGTAAACCCAAAGGCTCTAGACGAATGGGAAACGACAAGGGATTCTCACCACGCATGAAGGATAAATACACGCTCGCAACACGACCTAGAACTGCCTCTCCATTTTCTTTGAAGGTGCCGTCACGATTAAAGATATCATCCTCTCTCAATGTAGCCTTCTTGTCATTACGAAGCAGCAAATCAAACAAAAAGATAATCTCACGATAACTGTTATACATCGGTGTTGCTGTTAACAACAAGAGTTTCAGGCCATCCGAGGAATCCATGACACGTTTCAGGTAAGGTGTGAGTCTCTTACCCGCAAGACTCTCTGTCAGTTCCATGGCACCCCCAGGAGCATCCAAATTATCCTCATCAGCCTCACCAGGAATATCACGAAGATTGTGGGCCTCGTCGATAATCAGCATACGCCCTGAAAACTTCTTACGCAGAATCTCATTTTCCATTTGCATGCGTCTTTCGCCCTGAATACCTTTTGGTATCGATTCAAGTAGTCCTCGTATATGATTGTAAAACTGTGTGTAGCCATAGATCTCATAGCGTTTTTTCTTCAGTCTGTGAATCTTACCTCCAATTTCCTTTGGATCACGTGATGACTCCATTCCTGTTAGCTTTAAATATGTAGAGCCCGTGCATCCATTAAAACGATTCGGCTCTCCTTCTTGTTTGCCTAGTATGAGACGTTCCTCCGAAAAGATAGCACGTTCAAATCCAGGTTGAATATTGGGCGGGGCAACAATAATCACCTTCTTTCTAGGGAAGGCCTCCAAATAGGCCTCAGCGACGGTAATTGCAGCACACGTTTTGCCTGTGCCCACACCATGATACAATAAGGCGGAGTTATAGGGTGTCTTGGGTGAGATATACTGACTGACAAATCGTTGGACAGGGCTAATCTCAAACTCCTTATTCGGGTCACACGGATTGTCACCTTCCTCCATTAATTCCTGAATAGTCTGTTGTTTGTGCTCAGCAAACTCTCTCTTCTGGAAAAGTTTCGAGACAAACTCAGGGTCATCGATGTCAGGATACAATCCAAATTCTTCTTCCTCTCTTGCTGAAGGAAAGAGGCCTCGTTCAGTCAGTGCTGCGAGAATGCGATCACGCTCCTCAAAATTTGTTTCTTGTTGCCATCTTTCAAGAAGCTGTGCGTCCTCCATCTATTGAGGATGGAGAAGAGGACAGAAATTCCGTAACAGAGTTCCCAGGCGAAGAAGAATTTCTCGTTTTTCCACGTTTTCAGGTCTAAGTTTCTGAAGAGCATCATTCAGAGTAAACCATCCAATTGCACCAATCTCTCGTTTCATTAATGCATTCTTTTCATCGATACAAATATCTTTCTTATCCGGAACATAGACTACAAAATATTTATGACAATAATGAACATTGTTGCTTCCAAAGAATATTTCATTCAAAGTATCCATGTTGTGAATGACAACAACGCTGGAACTCGTGAGACCAGTCTCCTCAAACATTTCTCGCATAGCACAATCTATATCTGATTCAAATCCATCACGGCGTCCCTTTGGAAATCCCCATTCGGGAGTATCCCAATGTGTTGTTGCTTCATTTACAAGACTCTGAAGTGATGCACGTGTTCCTGAGCAATCAATGGTAATACCCTCTCGAATTGCTAACAATTTATTCTTTGAATTCTCCTTGTCTTTTTTGTATTGAGTCTCAGAACTATCGGAGCCCCACATTTCTGCCCAAAGATCCTCGAAGTCTTTCTCTACGATCTTTTTACGCTCAGCATCTGTCATTCCAGAGATCTGTTTACGAATATAGTCAATGTCATTTACCGAATATTTACCACGAAGCATATCTACGAACCCGAGACTATCACGGCGTTGAATAAGAAGAACCTGAATCTTTGGAAAGGCAGGTTCAAAGCCCGTAATCGATTGTGACTGAGTGCTAAGAGTTTTTTCTTGAGACCACATGGGATCATTGACACGAAAAAGAAGTGTCCCGAAACTCGTAACGGGTGAAGGGCAATCACGAGACGAATGTGTATATTGACCACAATTTGTGCAGTGTCTATTATTTTTTTGGAAATGGAACATGGGATAACCCGTTACTTTCTAGCTGTTCCGATACTTTAGCCTCTTCGTTCATCTTTTAGTTTCAAACTATTCAGCAAAAGTAGATGCAATTACCTCCATCGGCGTGGGGGCCATTCTTTTGGCACACAATGCACATTGTTGCCTTGGGATACCCAACAAATCCTACGTATGGTCATAAGAAGGCCGCAAAAGAATTCATTGAGGCCTTTGCCTTTTTAATTCCTTGCCCCATCTGCAAAGAGCACTTTATTGAGCACTTGAAGGAGTCACCAATCTCACCCTTTCTCGACAGACGTGAAGATTTATTCAAGTGGACGGTCACGCTTCACAATAAGGTCAATAAGACTCTTGGAAAGCCGATTGTCTCAGAGCTCGAGGCAATTTATTATTATAAGCGTCTAGGTCAGCAGAATCGTTCACCTGTCATGAAGCCTGATGATTTTGCCGAGGCAGACATGAGAGCAACACTGAAAGGAATTGCAGTGGGTGTCGCTGCTTCTTCTGTTGTTGCCGCCGCCATCTGGTATTTGAATAAAAACGACTCTTAGTAGATATGTCAAAGGAGGAGTCAATAAAAGAAGGGCTTTTGTTACCTACAGGTCCAACCAGGGAGGTAAGAAAAGAAGCAAAAAAGATTGTCTTGGACCAAGTTCTCACTGCTGAACAAATCAAGTCGAAAGAAGGCACCTATTTCGATGAAAAGGCGATTAAGACACTTATTAAAGAAGATGCGGATGTCTATGGAAAGGATCCCGAGGCACCTGGTGGCGAGAAGCTTCTCGCAAAATTCAGAAAGAACGTGATTCCTAAAGAGCTTATTGAGAAGGGTTGGGAGGCATTTTATAGCACAGCAGCGGCAAGTCGTAATCGTGGAGCTGCGGCTGGACCCATTAATCTCAAGAGTGCATATTGGAAAAAGAGAAAGCCGACAGAGATCACAAAATGGTCAGCGAGATATACACAGAATGGAAAGACCAGTAAAATGCGTGTGAATAACAATGTGTATAGCAGTGTTCTAGGTTTCTTTGAGCAGACGCCATTTATGGGTCTACCATGCCGCTTGACCTCCTATACACAGAAATACTTCAAGCAGTATAAGCACGGTATGCCATTTATCGAGGCATTAGATGGTGTCTTTCAGAAGTTGGTTCCTGAGCAGTATGCGAAACAACGAAAGGCCGCAAGTGAAAAGCCGATGTATCGTATTGGTGATACGGCTTTCTCATCAGTGACAATTAATCGTAACTTTCGAACGGCTCTTCACATGGACGATGGAGATTTCCGTGATGGATATGGTAACTTGTCAGTCATTGAACGTGGAAAGTATCACGGAGGTGTTACGATGTTTCCGAGATATGGAGTTGGCTTTGATTTGAGAACAGGAGATTTCATTGCAATGGATGTGCATGAATGGCATTGTAATACGGAACTCTATGAGACGAAGGAGGATAAGGAGTTTAATAAGGATCTTCCTAAGATTCACTTTGCAGACCCTTCTACCGGCACCATGGGTGTCGAAAAGGCCTTCACACGTATCTCTTTTGTGTGCTATTTACGCGAAAAGCTTCGTGGATGCAAGGAAACAGAAACTCGGAAATACTATAAACGTATTCATTTTGATCCCCAGCATGGTCCTAAGGGACAACAAACAAGGAAAAAGAAGGGAGTAGAACAGGAACAGGCCGAATGACAGACAGGGCAAAGGAACTAGCAAAAATGTTAGGGTCACCCATGCAAATAGCGGGACCATCAACATCATGGGCACCAACAAATTCATATACAAATTCATCTACAAGCACATCTGCTCCTGTGACAATTCTGTATTATGTTGGAATGATTCTCTTTGTTCTGATGATTATACTCGCTGTTCTCCAGTATACAGGTATTTTCCAAACCTTCTCTTTCATGGACGGCGATGGAGGCTATATTCCAATCCGAAAGACAAATGATGCACAAATTACGTGGGATTCAGGACCTGTCGCTGCTGATTTGAGTGGCAATGTGACAGGAATTCTTCCATGCTCCTTTACAATCCAACAGGACATTTTCATAGAAAATGAAACTGTTATGGGATCCAAGAGACGTGTCTTTTTTTACAGGTCAGCAAATCCAGTCATTCCGCCATCAAACACAGATGACTTAATTGAATCGTATCCTGACTCTAATCTTCTGATGTATTTACTACCTAATACAAATGATCTAGTTGTTTCAGCCATTACACAGGATAAAAAGGGATCTCTTCATCTTGAATCAGCACCAACGGTGTTAAACGTCCCAATACGGCAGCCTTTCCGGCTTACGGTCGTATTTTTACCACAAGTGCTTGAAGTTTATATAAATGGAAAGCTGTTTGCAACGAAGACATTTCGGCATAGACCCAAAGAAACAAGCAGCTATTTCTGGGGCCCTCCTGATGTGTTTAGAAATACCGTGCGTGTAATGAATTTCACATACTGGGATCGACCTTTAATGGCAATGGAAGTTCCAAAGACACCTCCAGCGATACCCGATGCATCAAAGTTTAATCCCTCTGGTTTACCCGCAGCTTCTTGCTCATAACTAGGATGGATGTCTATATCTTTGTTGTTGGAATAATAGTAGGCATTTTAATTGTCGTGTATTTTATTCCAAGATCATGGTTTAAGAAGATACAAGAATCAACACTTGTGGGTCCTCTTTCATTGGAAAAGAAGCCTCAAATTGGAAAGACAGAAGACTCACAACTTCTTCTATCTGCAACCAACACGGGCTCTTTCCAAGCGTTTGTATATCCGATGCCGCTACAACGCACAGGAGAAATGTCATTTTGCTCGGAATCAAATCACGGTCAACCCGGTCAAGAAGATTGCTCGACAGGCCGCTTCGGCATTTGTTCTTGCATAGGAAATGATTGCTCGACCTGCAAACACAATGGATATGTGAATATTTTGAATATTTCAAATGTGGTTCGAATTGAACTTTTAGCTGCTCCGGATGCGAGTCGTCAAGGATCTGCCTCAGTTCAGCTTGTTGCACGTTGTTTAAGAAAGAAGGAAGGACAAACAGCTACAGAAATTATTGAAGAAACTCTTGTGCTTCCGAATATCCCCTTTCAAAAATGGACAATGATCACCGTGGCCAGGGAGGGACGTCGGTTTGATATTTATTACAATAACTCAATTGTTCTATCAAAGAGAATTCAATATATTCTAGACTCAGGATCTGCTGTTGCTCCTGTTGTTGCAGGTGATCCGCGTCTGGATGGTATGATTGCACATGTGAATATTGTCCCGAAGAAATTTACGGCAAGTGACGTTTCAAATACATACAAGAATAAGGCTGATACGAATGGAGAACCTTATTTGGGTGGAGATAGCACTCTTCTCAGCACAATTACAAACATGACACCATTCTGCAAGGATGGTTCATGTGTTAATGGTCCTAATATCAAACCTGCATCACCTTTGATGAATTGGGAAACAAACTATGCTTGAGAATATTCTCCATAGACTTCAGAAGGTTATCAATGGATTCGTCACGTGGATCTCAAGTAAGCGGCATGTCAAGAGCATTTGGGGGCGTGGCTGTCATCATTCTAGGTGCCATTGGCTTGTATTACCTCTATCAATATCTCTTTACGGCGTCAGGGTTGGCCTCGGCTTCACTCATCACGACAGCCATTCCTGCAAACACCGTTCTTGACTTGTATCCTATCCCTCAACCCTATGAAGGCGGTGAATATTCCGTCTCATTTTGGATGTATATTACGGCATTTAAGGACACTCTTGCGATGAGTAAGCACATCCTTGAAATCCGTGGTGCGTCATCCTCTACGCTTGTTGTAGGACTCAGCTCATTCACAAGCAAGTTGTTGGTGCGTGTCAATTCAGCTGGACCTACGGCATCAGGTGCCCTTACACCAGACAAGATAAAGACTATGTTCAAGAATGTAGATTTACCTTCCGGTTTACAGGACAATCTAGAACTCTGCGATCTTCCCGAGGTAAGCCTCCAGAAGTGGGTCTGTGTTGCAGTTGTCTTGAGTGGAAAGTCATGCGATGTCTACATGGATGGCAAGCTCAACCGTTCTTGTGTCTTGCCTAACTACTACAGAGTAGACTCTAAGGGCATGAAGATGAAGTTGCTCGACTTTGGTGGTTTCGAAGGCTACCTCGGTGATGTCTCCACATACAACTATGCACTCAATCCCGATCAGATTTACCGCATGTATATGATGGGCCCGACTGATAACCAGTCAAGCTTCTTTGGATGGCTCAAGAACATGTTCGATGTTCAGGGCCAGGTCACCTACAAATACCCGACACCTGCTATCCAATATGCGAAGGCTCAGGTTAACTTTAGTGCCTAAATATATAGACTTATCTATTAAACCTCTGGTTGTTTGTTTCTTAAAATTAACAACTAACGGTAGAGATGTCAGACGCTATCAATTCAGATTCAGGAATTGTGGGCCTCATTGCAGGAAAAGGATTTTTCCAACAGGTTCTGCTTGTTCTAGTAACACTAACTGTTCTCTTTTTCCTGTTTGTAACATTTGAGTATCTTGTTATTTCAGTTATGAGAATGGGAAGCAAGAGTGTTGAATTAATGCCTTATACGGTCGCTGCTGAGGACAAGCAGTATGTATTCACACAGGATACAAACAAGGATCCTTTTGCGAAGCAGATCCTCTTTTCAGACAATGAGAGAAGTGGCACGGAGTTCAGTTATAGCTTTTTCTTATACGTGAATCCTTCGACCTTTTCTGGCGATGATGTTCTGAAGCATGTGTTCCACAAGGGCTTTGCGACACCTTGGCCTCTTCTAGGCCCCGGTGTTTTCGTGAAGGGCGATTCAAATACTCTACGCGTTATCATGAACGCCTACAAGGGCCCGATGACCTATATCGATGTTGAGAATATCCCTGTGAGAAAGTGGTTCCACTGTGTTCTCGTCTGCAGAAAGAACAGTCTCGAGGTGTATCTCAACGGAAACCTCATCAAGAAGTTGCCGTTTGAGGGCTCTATGCCTTACCAGAACTTCCAGAATGTTACCCTGTTTAGCACATTGAACTTCAGCTTGAGTGATAAGAAAACGGTGTCACTTGGCGGCCCTATTCGCTTCAACGGTGCATTCAGTGGTAACTTGAGCAACCTCATCTACTTCGCCTATGCCCTGTCTTACACAGAAATCCAGGCCTTAGTAACGAGGGGTGTCTCTTCAAAGGCATTGTCAAAGTCACAGGATATGCCCCCGTATCTAACGGACACCTACTGGACGACAAGTTATCAACAGAGGTAAATAATAAGTATCTAAATCCTTCTACCCTTTCTCTTAGTAGAGCAAGGGAAGAATGACAGGCGGCGGTTTATTAGCACTCGTGGCCTATGGCACACAAAACGTTCTTTTGAGCGGAAACCCTGAAATGACCTTCTGGTATAAATCGTATCGGCGGTATAGTCATTTCAGCCAAGAGTCTGTAAGTTTCGCACTTGAGGGCCCAAATGAACTTTTCTGGAATCAGCCCATTAAACTCCGAGCGAAACTTCAACGTGTTGGAGATCTAGTAAGCGACTTGTATTTCACATTTCGTGTTCCTGATATTTACAGTAAGGATGCATCAGGTAATCGTTCTTCTTCAACACAGTATCAGTATCAATGGGTTCGGTATCTAGGAGCCGCTCTCATTCAGAATGCCGCGTTTTATGTGGGAGGCCAGAAGATTCAGGAGTTTGATGGAACGTATCTTCTTGCCAAAGCCTTGGCTGATTATGATCCAAATACTTTTGAAAAGTGGAG